GTTTTACAAACCTACAATACTTAGGTATTCCTATCCGAGTATGTCCAGGTATGCCTGCTCAAGCTATTGTTTTGACTCACCAAGACAACTTAGTAGTTGGTTCTAACTTGAACACCGATTATACTTCAGCTCAATATATCGATCATTGGCAGTTTTCTGGTTCTGACGAGACTCGTATCGTAATCCGTTTCGGATTGGGTATGCAAGTGGCTGTTCCTGGAGATGTAGTAGTTGGAGCGTTGTCTACAATACTATAGTATATAAACCTTTAAAACCTAAAAATTATGGCTTGTTCTATAGTAACAGCAGGACGGAGTATCTCGTGTCAAGATGGTATTGGAGGTATTCGTAGAGTATGGATTGGTGGAATGGCAGGTCAAGACGTTACGTCTTACCCTGCTACGGCTTTCGTGGTAGACCCTACTTCTGATGAGGTGACTACCTTAAAAGATAACACTACGGGAACACCTGCCGATTTAAATATGTACACTTACGAGCTTACTCGTGAGAAGTCCATGATGGACGTAACTATTACGGGAGACGAAGGTACGGGAACGTACTCTTTTGAGCAGAAGTTAACTTTGACTTTTAAGACTCTTCTACCTGCTGACACAGATAGAATAGTTACTCTTGCAAAGTCTTCGCCTCCAATTATAGTAGAAGATAACAACCAAAAGCTCTACCTTTTAGGAGCGCAGTATGGTTGTGTTTTAACGGGTGGAACTATCTTAACAGGTACAAGTTTCAATGACGCAGGAGGGTTCTCTTTAGAGTTTTCTGCTCGTCAGTTATACCCAGTATATCTTTGTACATACGGTGCTTCACAAGCAACACCTTTAGACGCAATCACAGGTCTAGTGCAGGTATAGTTTGAAGTAAATATATAAATAAGAAAAGGAGGCTTAACGGTCTCCTTTTTTTGTTAAAGGTCTTATATATATAGATATGATACAGTTATCTACTGAAACAAAAACAGACATAGCTTTACAATTAGAGGGGTATGTAGAGGGAGCTATTGCACCTGCTATAAACTTAATTTTTACAAACCAATATACTAGAGAGGTCACAGAATATAAAACAGTATATCCTAGGGTAACTGGTAGAGCTTCCCAAATGGAAATAGACGAACTAACGACTTACGCAGTTGGTATGTATGTTATAGTTTTTGAAGAAGCCTCTAATAATAAAATTTTAGCTACACAACTTGCTTATATTAGCGGTACAGACGTTATAGGAGAGTCTGATTTTGACGCATACGACGCAGGAGATGCAAGACCCGACATTGTTTACCCAAATACATAATGAAAGAAGAAGCTAAAAAACAAAAGATGAGCGTACTTAACTACGCTAATTCCAACGTCCCCACTTTTTCGGAGCAGCCGAATAAAGAGTATATTGAGATAGGAGTAGATAACCAATACCCTCACTATTTAGAGGATTTATTCGCAAGCTCTAGTATTCATGGTGCGATTGTTAAGGGTGTGTCTGAAATGATTTACGGGGGTGGTTTAACCTCTGAAACTAAAGACGAAAACATAGAGCAATGGTTAAAGGTCAAGCAGATTTTCGGAGACGAGACTTGTTTAAAAAGAGCTTCGGGCGACCTCAAACTCTATGGGCAATGCTATTTGAATGTTATTTGGAGTTTAGACCGTTCTACTATTTCTGAGGTCCATCATATTCCTGCCTCTACGATCCGATGCGGTGTAGCTGACGACGAGGACAATATCAATGTCTTCTTCCACTCCACAGACTGGACGGACACGAAAGAGATTCCTAGACCTATACCTGCCTTTAATACCTCCGATAGAACCGCAGCCTCACAACTTGTACAAATCAAAATGTACAGTCCTCTGAGCTTCTACTACGGCTTACCTGACTACTTAGCGAGTACCTCGTATATCCAGGTAGATTCTAGTTTGGCTACGTTCCATCTCAACTCAATTTTAGCAGGTTTCTTCCCGTCTACGATTATTAACTTTAACGACGGAGTACCTACTCAAGAGGAAAGGATAGAATTAGAAAGGCTTGTTTTAGATAAGTTTGGAGGAGCAGGAGGACAGAAGGTTTTAATGACCTTTAACGACGGTGTAGATTCTGCTCCTACTATAGAGTCTTTTGCTATGCAGGACCAACACAAAACATTTGACTATCTCAGTAAAGAGGTACAAACTAAAATACTTTCGGGTCATAGAGTTACGACTCCTTTATTATTTGGTGTCAGAAACGAGGGTGGCGGTTTCGGTTCTAACGCTGACGAACTTCGTGACGGCTACGACTTGTTCTCAAATACCGTTGTTAAACCTATGCAGAATCTTTTGCTTGAGGGTTTACGTCCTATCCTAGCTGCAAGTTCTATAACTATACCTTTAGAATTTATACCTCTTAAACCTGCTGCTTTCTTAGACGAGAAAGAACCTGAACCTATGCCTATGCCTAGGGCTTTTAACGAGCAACCTCCTAAAATATCTTCGGAGTCTTCGGAGTCTTGGCTTCACCATTTGTCTGACAAAGCTACCACTATGAAAGAGGGGTGGAAGTTATGGAAAACGGAGGAAGTAAAGAACCCAGAGAAAGATGAGTGGTTTCACTCCTTTAAAAAGATGCACCGAGCTTTTTCTGAAGCAAGTGGATATGACAATTACGACGAGGATTCTGACTACGATGTAATCTCTCCAAAAGGGTATCTATTCGCAGTTAGGTATAGCTACATGGAAAACGCTAAAACGCCTCCTGTAGACCCTAACTATAAGAGTAGGGACTTCTGTGTGGAAATGATGTCTTTGTCCAACAGCGGAGCTATGTACCGCTATGAGGACATAGAACGTATGTCGGAGGATGGGGTCAATGGTCAGTTTGCTCCTACTGGTGAAAATGAATATTCCATTTTAAAGTGGAAAGGAGGCTGTTTCTGCCGTCACGCCTTCCAAAGAAATATCTATATATACGCCCCTGACGACGAGATATTTGAATTTAGCGACGACAAAAATGTAGAGATTCAAGGCGACTTCGATTCGGTTATGAGAAGCGTAGGAAATAACCCTTACGTAGTAAACGAAGGATATGAAACCATTGCCCCGATAGATATGCCTGGACGAGGCTCACTTAAATACCCTAACTAATGTCTGTACTATATATTTCTTCAGCTAGAATAAAACGCGATACTGCTTTAGGTAGTACCGTAGACGATAACATTTTGAACCCTTATATTCAAATAGCTCAGGATCGTTGGATATTGCCCGTTTTAGGAACTGACTTAGACGAATACCTCAAAGCAGAAATAGCTACTCCTACGGCTCTAACTGGAGCTTACAAGACCTTGGTAGAAGATTTCCTCCAACCTTGTCTAGTCCAACTTGCTTTTGTAGAGGTTGCGTATGTAGTACGCTTACGATTCGCTAACAACTCTGTCACAATTTCCACAAGTGAGCAGGGGCAGTCTGCGAGTACGGACGATATTAAACTCGTAGTTCAGAGAGCAGAAGAAATCGGTATGTTTTATAGAGAGCGAATGATTGACTATATTTGCAACAATACCTCCGAGCTACCACAATACTCTACCAATACAGGTAGCGACCTTTCACCATCACAAAACAACTATTTTGGAGGACTCAACGTGTACCCACAACCGCCCCGAAGCAACAGAGAAAAAGCAATCCTCAACGCAATCGAAAATTAAGAAAGAGACTAAGCTCAAAAATTATATAAAATGGCAACAAAACTCACAGACCTCACCGAGTTAGCAGTTACCCCTGCGACAGATGACTTCCTACATATAGTAGATGTAACTGACAATACTGGAGGCGCAGCAGGTACGAGTAAAAAAATTACCGTTGCACGTTTAGGAATAGACGCACGAATACTTACTCAGGTAGAATACAATGTGGTTAATTCTAGCGTTGTACACATGAAGTATAACGACTTTCCTCTCATCTTAGTACCTGCTGAAACTGGGAAAATTATTGTTCCTGTTAGTTTTACGGTTGTAGCTACAGCAGCAGGTCTAGCTGAAAGCTCAAGCGACGATTTACGTTTTGGATGGGACGCAGCAATTTCAGGAACTTCCGACTATATTAATTTAGGTAGAGATTTTATGAACGGAATTACAGGTGGAGCTACTGTCACAACTATATTCTCACCTCTTAATGCTGCCTTTACTACGTCTTATCCAGGAACAGCAGAAAACCAACCTTTAATGGCGTGGTGCAGCGATCAATTCAACGGAGGGTGGTCAATGAAGATTTATACCACTTACTATACAATTACAGTCTAATGGAACTAGTAGCAGTAGCAGTGACAGCCTTTACAGGAATCCTAGGTACTTGGATTAAGATGACTAACGATGTCACTAAGATTAAGGCTCGTATATATTCCTTAGAGAAACAAGAGGGAGAAGTTAAAACGCTCCTTAAAGAGTTATGCGAAGGGATGCAGGATATTAAATTACTCTTAGCAGAAAAAGGAATAAAATGAGCTGGAGTTCATATAAAAGAGAATACGAAGACGCTCTTGACGACGCAGGTGTATTTGATACAACAGCTAGAAGAGAGATACTTAGATTATTGCGCTCGATAAATACTTTACAAGATAGATTGCGAAAGGGAGCAAGATGGGAGGTGGTAAATAATTCTCAAAAAAGGGAAGAAACAGAAAGACAAGCTGAATATATAGAGGATTATTTCTGGGACGAGTGGCAGTCTTTTTCGGCTGCTATGGGGTGGTATAAACAAAACCAAGTTAATATAGGGGATTTTTTAGCATAGGATGAGAGATATAAAGCGCATCATACTACATTGTACCGCAACTAAAGAGGGCGCACACTACGACGTAAATACAATACGTAGTTGGCACTTACAAAGGAACTTTTCAGACATAGGGTATCACTATGTTATCTACCTAGACGGATCGATTAATCTTGGTCGCCCTGTTTTCAAACAAGGAGCGCACGTAAAGTCAGAAAATAAAGATTCAATCGGAATCGCATACGTCGGAGGTTTAGACCTGGACGGAAAACCTAAAGACACTATGACGGCTATGCAGGAGATAGGATTTTTACAGCTATTCAATAGTCTAAATACTACATTTGGAAAATTATCTTTACATGGTCACAACGAGTATTCAAACAAGGCTTGTCCGTCGTTTATCGTAAAGGAGAAATACGAATTTTTAATCGAGTCAGAAGACTCACAAACTAATTAGAATGGATTTTATTATAGAAAACTGGGTAGAATTAACCCTTGGCTTAATTGCTTTTTTGGGGTCTTATACGGCTTTAACTGAAACGACGAAAGATGATGGGATATTGGATATTGTACGACGAGTATTCAATGCTATTATTCTTGGCCGAAACAAATGAAGAGTTTGTTATCTCTGCTCTCGAAATTAGACCTCACGGAGATATTTCGTGACAAGGGGCAGCTACGTAAGTGGTCGGCTAAACGCACCATTGGGGGCGTAATTGTAACCTACGCTCTGGCATCTATGAACGGGGAGATAGAGTGGGACGGAGTGGTGTTATGTATAGTAGGTATT